CCGTTCAGGGTTCTAAAGGATGAGTGATCCAGTGAATCAGCCCAGCCATTACACGGCTGGAAGCGTCGAGGTGATCGACGTAATTGAGGATTGGGTGAAGCACGCTCCAGATGCTGTCGTCGGTGGTCTGCAGTGGCAGGTCATTAAATACGTCAGTCGGGCGTGGCTTAAAAAAGATCCTTACGAGGATTTTCGCAAAGCCCGTTGGTATTTGAACCGTTTGATCGACACTCTTGCTACGGAGCCTTACAAAAATGACTGACAAAGAAATGATGGCTTTATTTAATGCTTCCACTCCATTGAAAGTTCGTTTTGCATACCCTGTGCTTGGCTTGCTAGCGTTTTTCTTTCCAGGTTTTGTAGGCATTGCTTTCTTGAAAGCTACTAGCGATGCGCTCCAAAAACTATCGTTTGAGGAGCGTTGTGCGTTGGTAAAAGTACTAAAGTTAGAATACTAAAAGATTAAAATGACTAATTACTGCACTCACAGTTTTCGCAAAATTGTAAACACGTACAACTGGAGGAATGGGTCGACGATTCGCTCGTACCGCTTTCGCTGTAAATGCTGCGGATACAAGTGGAATGTTTACTACGACAAGAAGCTCAAGCGGGAAGTTGTTCCAACGCACAAGTCGGATAACAAGCCGCTAGAGACTAGGAAGTTGACGCCCGAGGAAGTCAGGCTGATCCTTACGGATGAGCGTGACAACGTTGCACTGGCGCGGCTTTTGGGGGTAGTGCCCCAGTCGGTTAGTCAGATCAGGACAGGGCGGGCGTACAAAGATTTGTGGCCGGAACTTCCACGGCGAGTTACGCCAGTTAAAGCCATAGGTGCTGTGCCGACTATCCGCAGCACAAAAATCACTTGCCAAGATTGTGCGCACTGGTGGCAAAAGCGGTGCGGCTTGGATATTCCAGAGGCAGGCGGGACTTTTGCTATCCAATGTTCTTTTTATCAAGTTGATGACTGATGGCCATCACGATCAACAGCAGGGCGTGCCAAGGCTGTGGTACGCAGACCACAAACCCCGTGCTTTGCATGAAGTGTTATCGCACCAGTCCGGCTGGGCGGGAAGAGGAGCGGATGGAACGGCTGCGTCGGGGTTACAAGCCCCAGCCTGACGGCGGCCCATGCAAGAACTGCATACATTGGAAGGCGCGGTGCTTGCTTGGGTTTCCTGAGGGTGGGACACTCGCGGCGGCTGTGCTTTGTTCCGCCAGGGAGGTTGACAGCCTGCTAGAGTAGTAGGGTACACGCCCTACCAGGCATGGAAATCCTCCACGGCATCGAGTATCTGTCCACGCTCGATGATGCAAGTTTTGTTGCGTTTGATGTTGAGACCACTGGGCTTCAGCCGAAGTTCGGTGGTCTTCGGCTTTTGCAGTTGGCCACCTTCGGCAAGACTCCAGTAGTGCTGGATTGCTGGAGCTTTAGTGATGAAGACTGGATCACGCTCGAAGAGTTCTGCAGCGTTCCACGGAAATGGCTGGCGCACAATGCTGTTTTTGATCTTGGCTGGCTTCAAGAACATGAAATTTATCCGGAAGGAAAGGTTTTTTGCTCGATGTTGGCCAGTCGGATCCTGACGAATGGGCTGCCGAACTTGAAGCACGGGCTCCAGCACGTTGTGCATCGCTACCTGGGCCAAGAGATTTCCAAGGAAGAGCAGAAGAGCGATTGGTCGGGTGATCTGCGCGTGGAGCAGATCGAATATGCGGCTAAGGACGTGGTGGTGCTGACCCAGCTATGGGAGCAGATCACAAAGCGGATGGCGACTGGTGCGTTGATGCCTGCTTGGGAGCTTGAGTGCAAGGCGCTTCCGGCAATGGCGCAGCTGTGGCGCACCGGGCTACCGTTTAACAAGAAAGCACTGGAGCAGCTAATTGAAGATCTCGATATTGAAAATGTCAAGGTTGGTGAGAAATTTATTGAGGACTTTGATTCGGCGCTCCCGCCAGAACACAAGCTGTATCGGGGTTTTGATGGGAAACTGTTGTACCAGACAAAGCCGGGACCTAAAGGTAAGAAGCCGGACCCGAATGTTTTTAACCTTAATAGTCCAGCGCAGCTGCTGAAAAAGTTCACTGCTTTGTTGGGTGAGCCGCCAATGGATATGAAGAACGGGAAGCCTAGTGCCAGTCGTTCCGCGCTCCAAGAATACGTGGGTGATCACAAAGTTGTGGCGGATTATTTGCGGTGGAAAAAAATAGAGAAGCGTAGGCAGATGGCTGAAACTTTGCTGAAGAACTATTCGGCGGATGGGTTTATTCGTGCCAGTTACATGCAGCTTGGCGCTGATACGGGGCGCATGTCGTGTATTTCGCCGAACTTGCAGCAGGTACCAAGGGATCCACGGTTTAGGGCTGCGGTTCAGGCGCCGACTGGTTGGAAACTGGTTGTTGCGGACTACGGGCAGATGGAGCTTCGCTTGGCAGCCGCAGAAGCACAGGATCCCTTAATGACAGAAGTCTTCCAGCAGGGGCAGGACCTTCATACGATGACGGCGACGCAGATTTATGGGGTTGAGCCGGATGAGGTTACGAAAGAGCAGCGGCAAATCGCTAAGTCTGCAAACTTCGGATTGTTATACGGAAGCGGCGCAAAAGGACTCAGAAACTATGCAGCGGCAACCGGAATCCAGATGGATCTTGATGAGGCGGCGGAGGTGCGGGAAAAGTTCCACGCTGCATATAAAGGCATCTCCAAATGGCAGCAGCAGAATGCTCGCGCTGCTGATGCGGCTAAGGACAATCCATCTATCCGCATACGCATCTCGGGCTTGCGGCGGTTTCTACCGGGTGAGCACAATAAACTCACCACCCGCTGCAACACCCCAATCCAAGGAGCCGGTGCAGCAGTCCTCAAACTTACGCTTGGCAAATTGTGGCCTTTACTCCACGCCGATGGGGAGGACGTGGTGCGTTTGGCCGGCGTGGTGCATGATGAAATCATCTTGCTCGTCCGCGAAGAACACGCAGATGTCTGGGCGCTCCAGCTGCAAACCGTGATGGAGGAAGCTGAAGCTCGTTGGTTGGGTGATATTCCACCGCTTGCTGAAGCTAAGGTCGGGGATAGCTGGCAAGAGGCCAAGTGACCCAGGAAGGTTTTGAGTACCGCGTTCGGATGCACACGCGTCACGGCGGTACTCACGATCTGTTCATCGTTGCTCCAGATGCTTTCACCGCACGGATGAAGGCACTGGAGCTTTGTCCTGAGCATCGGCCCCAGTCGGTCATGCGAGTCTCAGATTTAGTCTCATGAGTCCAGCCCGCACGGGAAGAGAGCTGGTGCTCGAATGGCTGAATCGGGAAATTCGTGCGGCGAAGACGGCGGATTTGCAGAGGGCTGCGGCTTTTTTGGAGTGGGCGCGGGATGTACGGAAGGGGTGCGCCAAGCAGAGGGGTGGGGCGCGGGTGGCGCAAGCTAATGCTTGGCGGAAGAGGGTGGATGACGATGTGCGGTGGTGAGACTACTGTGACGCAGTATGCTATTGTGTAGCAGACTAGACCGCAGGCCATGCCCCTGAACCACGGAAACAAGTACTATTGCCAGCTGCTGATTGACCCCCACCGTTACAAGCTGGCTGAGAATCTTGCGTTTCAGGAAGGCAAAAAAGTTACGGCGTACTTGCGGGAGCTGGTTTATGCGGGACTGGCGCTGAGATCGTCCGAGTACAAGGCTGCCCAAGAAGCGGATGAGGCGGCTTGGCGCGAGTCGGTGAAGCGGCGGGTTGAGGGGCGGATGCGCTCCAAGCAAGACGGGAAAGTGTCAGAAACTGACGCATGAGACTCAGTTGTGTTTCGTGATATACCGACAGCGGGAGCGCATAGGCTGTAGTCTTACACAGTAGTCACTTGAGAGCAATGACGCGTTATGTCGTCATGGTCGAGGATCGCTGGGTTACGGCGGTTTACGACTCTGGTAAAGGGATCGGTTTTACCCGATCCAAGGAGGACGCATCCTCATGGGTCACGTATGAGCGGGCTGTCGCTGCGGCGAGAACTGTTGCTCAGTCTTGTAACTGCAGCGCTGCTGTGCATAGCGTTGATGAACCCGCGTATCCCCAATCATGGAAGTAGTACCGTTCCAGGAACAGCAGGACCCCGAACTGAGGCTCGGTGAGGGTCGCTCGCGTACCAGTTCAGACAAGGCTCAGCTGTTCGAGCTGAAGATCTGGTTGCCAGGGCAAGGGGCTATGCGGGATTTGGTCCGGGCTGAGTCGCTCCAGCAGGCGATTGAGTTCGTGCAGAACCGCTACCCGAATTGCAAGGTGGAGGTGCCGACAGCGGCGGCGAAAAAACCTAAGCTGGCTCGTGCCAAGAATGGGCCGCGTGAAACGGCCCGTAGGCGTCTCAAACTCGTGGAGAAAAGGAATGAGTCAGCAAATCGCTGAGTGGGCACGCCAGTCGTGGGGCGAGGTCATCGTCGACCAGAACAGAGCGGACCTTTTGGATAAGCTCTACTTCTGGGATGGGCGGGACCAAAAGGATCACCCGCTTCACAGCACCTATACCGGGCTGTATCGCAAGTACACCGTCAATTAGGCGGAGTCGCGGTCCATTCCAAACTGATCGGCCAGGTTGTCTGCGGCTTCGCGGATAGCCCAGGCCGATTTTGTGCGTTCCAGCTGGTGGAGCGTGTTCAGGACAAGGGCAGCTTCGAGGAGGCCGCGATAATCCTGTTTGTTGAACAGGCTGACTAACCACTGGTCCGTGGCTGCCTTGTGGAAGCTGGACTCGGGGGTGTGTTCGATGGGGCGCATGGCTAACCTTTGCGGATTCTGAAGAACCAGCCGGTGTCGTTGCCTTCGATGAGCCAGCGAGGCAGCCAGTTCTTTCTGGAGTAGGCGATGCCGGCTCCACCCTTGTTGCTGACGTAGCCGCCGTTAATAAGGTCGGCCTCACCAAAAGGATCGTTATGGATGAAATGAGTGGGGGTGTATCCAACAACAACAGTCCAGTGGCCTGTACCACTTGGATCACTTACGGGGCCTTTGTGGAGCCAGCCGACTGGAACTGGATAGCCATTGGCTATTTCCGTTTCCAAGTCTTCGACTGTGCCGTCCATTTCAAAGGTGGCGGTTAGTCCCAGTGCTTTGAGGGCGGCGATTTGTGCTTTGGGGTCGGTTGTATCGCCGAAGCGGGCACGCAAAGCGTTGTATTCGTAGTCTCCGTTTACTTTTCCGTAGTAGCGGGCCACCATCGCACAGCTGGAGCTGAAGCACTGGCGCCAGCCACGGGGGCCGTCATCTGATCCAAGCTGGTATTCGTAGGGAACTTTGAGTAGCTTTTGATTGGGGGGAACGATAGGTTTAGCTCCTGCGTGCTGTTCCATGAGCTGGATCAGCTTTCCTGGGTAGTTGGGGTCTGTTGCATAACCTTCTTTATGAAGCCACTTTGCAGCTTCTTCGCGGGTTGCAGCGTTATTGCAACCTTTGTAGTTTTTATAGTCTTTGTACCAGTGATCGACTAGGTAAATAACGCAGGACAGAAGATCCGGAAAGTCGATGAAACTGTCAGTGATTGTGATCCACTGGCCGTTAATAAATTCTTGGGTTTTTTTGTCGCTGCCTTCGCCTTTGAGGCCGAAAAAGTTGTTTCTGCCTGATACTAGTTTTCCGTAGTTGGATTCCAGTGCCCATTGGGCGGCTACCAGTTCTGGGAATTTGGCGCCAGCGACACGGGCGGCTTCTAGGACTCCTTCCCAGCTGTTGGGGAATTGGGTCTGTTTGCCGGCAACGCTCCAGGTTTTGAACCAGCCTTGGTCTCGGCCCAAGATGTGAGGATTGGCCTTGTTGATTGCTTGCTCCAGTTCGGTGACAGCCGCCATCTGATGGGGCAGTCCCTTGTAGAAGCGAAACAGGTCGCTAAGACGGATTTTGTTGCTTGCCATCGGACCAAGGGGCGTGGATGCTCATGGCGCCGCCCAGTAGGCGGCTGTCGCCGGTTTGAAGCTGTTCATCAATTTCGTGGTGAACGATCACAGGAGGTGGATCGGTCGGTTGGGTTGCGTGCCAGTCCGCTTCTGCCTTGTCGAGCTTGCCGGGGAGTAGTAGCTCACACCACCACTCCCGTGCAGCTTGCTCCCAGGTTTTACCTAGAGCTTTTTTCCCTTGATAGCGCGAAGGGCGTGGAACACCAACTGGATGATGCTGTTGTCCTTTAGCGGAGACAGGGCGATCAGCTCGGAAGCCGCTGCTACGCAAATCCAGAAGGCTGGATGCTGGAGGAAGTCCATGGGAAATAAAAACCCTGTAGGAAGTTTAGCTGTAGTAGAGAAGAGTTCCGGCGCACGTAATAGTTTCTGTCGCTACATTTCAGGTAGCCACTGCTGGGTATGGACCATCGCATTGAGGATGGCGAATACTTAAACAAAAAAGAAGCAAAGGCAAGGTTTAGGCAATCAATTCTTAACCATTGGGATAATGCCTGTGCATATTGCGGGGTAGATCTGGGGCGTTCTGCGACTCTCGATCATGTGCATCCGAAATTTCGAGGGGGGCATACGCACCAGCAGAATTTGGTGGCGTGCTGCTTTGCGTGCAATATCTCGAAGTCGGCGGAGGATTGGCTGGAGTGGTACAGAAACCAGCCGTTTTGGGAGCCGCATCGGGAGGATGCGATTATTGCGTGGATTACTGAGGGGCTTGTTGCTTAGGGTCCCAGCCCATGCCTTCGAGATACATCATTGCGATGTAGTGGTCTTCGGCGTAACGGCAGACGCTGCCTTTGCACGCGCGGTAATACAGCTCGCCGCGCTCGTTTTCTAGCTGGTCCAGGCTGAAGCCGTTGCCGTAGTCAGTGGTGTTGACGACGCTCATAAGTTTTTCGCTTCCAGTTTTGTTACACGTTGTTCGACTGTATTTAAGCGTGTGAAGGTTTCCTTCCGATCTTCCTTGATGTCGGTGTGGAGTACTTCAAGTTGCGTGGCGATGTGTTCCACGGCACTTGTGAGGCGGATTACTGCGTCGCGTGCTTCGTCGCTACGCCTGCTAAAGCCCATTGCGCCCATAGCCGCCACGGAAATTGATGCGCCAGCGATGGCGGCTACAACTTCAATCATGGCGGCAATAGCTACCTAATAAGGTTAGCGGCCCTGACCGACAAGTTTTTTCTTGCCGCGACGGCGTGGGCGGCTGTGCTGCCCGTAACCCTGACTTGTGGTTTTGGGGCGACCGGCTTGGTGTTCCAGTCGCCCTGTTCCGGTTTTTGCTTTTGTTGCCATCAGTTAGCCCAAGGCACGCCAGCAGCTTTCGACGGGGAGCGCTGTTCGTTGATTTGCGCTTGCAGGGCGGCTTCGATCTCGGCAACCTTCTCGTCGCCACCGAGGGCTTCTTTGACCCAGCTGATCACGGTGTCTTCGGTGAGGTCGGCGTAGGGGATCAGGTTGTCAGGGCGTTGAAAACCGATACTGCCGTAAGCACCGCTGGAGTAGGTGCCGTCGTTGGCGTTGATGGTGTAGTGGGCGGTAAACACAAAGCCATCCTCGGTTTCGCGTTCGAGGTTGGCGATTGCCCAAGTAAATACAGTGTCAGCCATGAAAATAGTGGCAGTGGTACCAGAGTAATCGGGTTGCAGCCAGTTGGGAAGGGTCGGCTGCCCACCCTTTTAGAGAAGGTGACTACTAGGCTTCAAGCTTGTCAGCAATGGCGAGGAGTTTCAGACGGATCTCAACCATCTTTGTCAGCGGTAATGCTTGATTCCTGTCGCGCCACTCTTCTTCAAGGGCGGGCGGCACCACCTGATCCGCAGCAGCTCGCAGAACAGCAGCAACGCATTGATAATCCCTCTGCATAGGGCCATCTAGCCAGCCGCAGTTATCCATGTAGGCATTCAGAACTGCTTCTGCAGCGGGTGAAAGATCAGACATAGAAGTGGTAATGGTTACTAAGTTTGGCCAGGCTTCATCAGCCACGGCGCGTAGCTTCTCAATAAAGATATCCAGCTCTTCGCGGCTCTGGAACTCTTGTGTGTAAAAACTGTCTTCGTCGTTGGACAGAAAGACCTTTCCGTCTTTAGCCCAAGGCGTGTGGGGCGTAACGCAGTACCATTTTGTGGTCATGGTCTCCAGGGGATCGTGGCCAAGGGCAGGGTGTTGACGCACCGCTGCCCACCCACCATACCATGTGCTACAGTGCTGCGGCTGATTAGAAAGCAGCAAAGCGGCTGGGGTGAGATCCAGTTGCAAGAGCGGCGGGGGTGACATCCTGCCGCTTTTTAATGAGTGACCCCCAGGTTTGAGCATCGTTGAGAGGCTTAGGGGGTATTGTTTTAATAATAGTTCAACGCCTAGTGCCGGTGTATCCGCACTCGGGGCAATGGATAGTCCATTGCGGCGGCCAACTTGTAAGACAAACTGATGGGTTGGAATCCATCAGCTCAGAACCGCAATCCGGGCAGGCAATGCCGTTCTTGGCGGGTCCGGTGGTGAAGGTCCACGCTTGCCGGTTGTGGTCTTCCAGAGATGTCAGAGTCATAAGTGAAAGCCTAGTGGATCACGGATTAGCAACAACAGATCTTGTGGATCATGAAGTGCCAATCCGTGAACGACAAGTGAGTAGGACTACAGGGCGCTACCAAGTAGCAATAGCCGTCCGCTTCCATGTGTTTGTGGCGGTGCAGACGTAGATGTAGCTGGCATCCCAGCAGATCTCACCAGCAACCCCTGTATCAGTCGCTGATGCGGGGGTTTTTGCTGTCGCAATTCTGATGCGATTGTCGTTCACCTGTAAGAGTGATCCGCCAGAGTGCGAGGACGTGCCAATTAACAACCTGCCGGAGCTGTCGATGCGGGCGCGTTCGTCGGCGTTGGCTCCGGTTGCAAGCGTTAAGTTATTGACTGCCGCAATCAATAGATTATTACTGGTGGTTGCAGAAGCAGCACCAGCCCATGTTCCTGTTGTGTTTTTAAAGGTTAGAAACCTATCGTTTTGAATAAATACTGCGGGAGTGTTTACATCATTTGCGCTTCCCCCGACAATTTCCAGTGCGGCGCCAGGGCTAGTAGTGCCAATCCCTACGTTGCCTGCATTCGTAAGTGTGAGTATGTCACTAGATCCGTTGGAAAATCGGAAGGCGGAAATAAAGGGAACGTAGCCTGCAATCCATTTATTGGAGCCGTTCTCCTGGAACGTAATATTGGAATTGCTTGATGTGGGCGCGTTTAAGACAATCTGATTACCACTATCGTAAACGGTAAAAGTGCCGCTAGGGCTACTAGTCCCTATCCCTAACGACCCTGAGCCCGTAAGGGTCATTCGCGTTCCAAGAGATCCAGAGCTGTTTCGTACTTGGAATTTTAAGACGTGTTCGTTATTGGCGCCTACACGTTGAGCAACAACAGTCGTTCCAATATCGTTGTTTGTTCCCAATGACAAAGCACTACATGTGTTGAGTGTTGTGCTTGAATTTTGGAATAACCAATATGCGCCAGCATTATTTTCAGGATTTGTTTCTTCACTTGCTTGAACAGCGTGGAGACGATAGCTGGGGCTACTAGTCCCCAGACCTAAGCGGCCACTGGAGTCGATGCGAAGTTTTTCGGTGCTATTTGTGCCGATTGCCAAAAAATTATCAGTGTGTCCATATTGCAAATAACCGGCATAACTTCCTGGACTGCCGCTGTCTCCAAATTGAATGTATGAGGATCCGGTTGTCGTCGCGGCAAACTGAAGCGTTGATGCAGCATCGGAAGTATTACCGATTTGCAAAACGCGGCCAGAGGCTCCGCTAAGGAGTGACGATGCTCCAAGGATGACATTCCCATCCGCATCAACAAACAACCGCCCAGTGCCATTAGTCGAGATGGCTACGTTGTTTGCCGAAGGTAGATAAACGCCATTGGTGGGGACGCTGCTGCTGGTTGGGATGAACGATGCAGCCGTTGCAGTGCCAGTGGTGACGACGTTCTGGCTGCCGAAGTTGGGGCTGATCTTGGTGCCAGCAATGGCGGCGCTGCTGTCCACCATTGCATTGGTCACCAAGGACCAATCGGTGTCGTAGTTGGTGCTGCTCGCTTTCCGAAGCACTTGGTTGGCTGTGCCGCCAGTAGGGATGTTGCTGCCCGTGGCGCCTTGGACGCCTGGAACTGCCAGCACAATCTGCGTGTCTTGCTGGTCGATGACCGCAATC